AAAATGGCTAAAAAATTAAAAGAACAAATAGATTACGGTAATAGACCCGAAAGAATGGACCCAAGTTTAGAAAGAAAATTGGCTAGTCCTGATAGTTTATATGCTCAAAATCCTGCGATGAAGAAAGGTGCTGCTGATGTTCAAAGATTGGTTAGTCAAAGATTTGGTAAAGTTGCTGATAAACTTAAAGAAGTTACTGGTAATCGTAATATTAGTTCTCAACAAGTACAAGGAATGATTTATAATGAGATGATGTCTAGACTTCAAAACGTTATGAGAATTGAGGCATCTAATAGAGAAGAACTTGAACAATTAGCCGTTGATGCTTGTTTGGAAGAACAACAAGTACCTGAAGGAGTGTATCAAATTGACCCTCATTTAGGTGAACAACCTGATACTTCAGATTTTAGATATCAACCAGAAGAACCTGAAGATGATGAAGAGGAAGATGAAGAAAAGAAAGATGAATTAGAAATTCCTTCATTTGATGTGGAAGATTTAACTGACGAAGAAGAATTAGAATTAGAGAAACATAAAAGAAATATTATAAATGCCTTAATTCAAGGAGCGGCAAAAAAGGGACACTACCTTTTCCAAAAACCTGAAGTTAAAGCGAAATTAGACGAAATAGACCCATCTCTTTACAGAGATTATTTGGGTATCATGGCAATCAATGATTTCATGTATTTTACTATGGAACAAATGATTGAGATGATGAGTCAAACAGGTCAAGGTGTTGCGGGTAAGGTATCATTAGAAGATGCTGACGATGAAGGTGAGGAAGGTGGTGAAGAAAATGGAGAACAACCTGATACAAAAATTGTTGCGGTAGGAATGATATTCCCTATTTTGTGTCATGAAATTATAAAAGGGTTAGAAGAAGCTAAGGGAAGACACGGACACTCACAAAATAAAAGTATTAGAGATAAAGTGAGAGGCGCTGTGGATGTGTTATCTAATGAACCAATGCAGTTAAGGATAGGACCTGAAATTGTTGAAAAACTTAGAAATGCTCTACCAGACTCAATGTTTGAAGAATCAAACAAAGGTCTAATAAACTGGTTCCATATCTTGTTATACCAAATACCAGCTCAAGAATTCTTGGAAATCATAGGAAACGCCATCTCTGAAGATGCGTCCAAAGTAAAAAAGGCAACTGCAAGATTTGAAGAAATCATGAAAGAGGCTAAAACTATGAAGGACGAATTTGAAGATTATAAGGAAGAAGAAAATATCGATTCTGATGAAGACGACAATGATGACGATGATGAAGGATTAGATGATTTCTTAGGTAGTTTGGGGATATCAAGACCCAAATAATAATTTGTGACTAAAGAACAATTAATTATAGAAGTAACGAAGTGTATGAGGAACACACCTTATGCACTTCGTACTTATTTACAGACATACGATAATACCGTATCAAAATACGTTCCATTAGATTTATTCCCTGACCAAGTTAGTCTTATTGAAGACTACGATAATTTCAATGAAAATATTGCATTGAAGTATCGTCAGGCAGGTGTATCTACGGTTACTGCGGCTTGGGCATCTAAAAAGTTAGTTTTTGCTAAAAAACAAAAACCTGAAAAAATTCTAATTATTGCCAATAAGTTAGATACATCTGTCGAGATGGCTAACAAAATTAGAAACTTTACAGAACAATGGCCATCATGGGTAGGTGTTGGATTTTCACCTGACAAAAACTCCCAAAGACATTTTAAACTTACCAACGACTGCGAAGTTAAGGCAGTTGCAACATCAAAGGATGCCTTGAGAGGTTATACCCCAACTATCCTTGTTTTCGATGAAGCTGCGTTCATTGAGGCTGACGGAGATTTCTGGTCGGCGTGTATGGCTTCACTATCTACGGGTGGTAAGGTTATTGTTGTGTCTACACCAAATGGGTACGACCCAATTTATTATGAAATCTATGACCAAGCATTAAGAAACATGAATGACTTCAAAGTTTCTGAAATGTTTTGGTACCGTGACCCAAGATATACAAAAGATTTGTATATGGTTAATACAAATGATTTAGTCCACTTTTTATTGAATAGAGAAGATTATCCAGAGGATACTGTAGTTGATTTATCGATTGAGAATCCATATGAAAGAGACCACGCAGTTACAACAGATTATATCAACAAAGGATATAAACCATGTTCGGCTTGGTTTGAGGGGATGGTCAAAAAATTAAAGTTTGATAGAAGAAAAGTGGCTCAGGAGTTGGAATGTAACTTCTTGGGTTCGGGTGATAACGTGTTTGATTCTGAATTAATGCAGAACATATCCAAAAATCAATTAAGAGAACCATTAGCTAAAATGATGGGAGGTTCTTTATGGATTTTTAAAGAACCTGAGAACGGTCACAAGTATGTTATGGGTGTAGACGTATCCAGGGGTGATTCTGAGGACTTTAGTTGTATTCAGATAATCGACTTCGATACAAGGGAACAAGTCCTTGAATATGTCGGAAAAGTCCCACCAGACATCACTGCGGAGATTGCCTACAAGTGGGGAAGTATGTATACCGCATACTGTGTTGTGGATTTGACGGGTGGAATGGGTGTAGCAACCGCAAGAAAAATGCAAGAGATGGGATATCAAGGGGGTATGTATGTTGATAATGTTGATACAAGTAACAAGTGGAAATACGACCCTAAATTAAATGAAAAAATACCCGGTATCAATTTTAATAATAAAAGAGTTCAAATAATTGCCTCATTAGAGGAAGCTGCGAGACATGATTTTAAAATTTATTCACACAGATTGTATAATGAAATGAATACTTTCATTTACATTAACGGTAGACCTGACCACCAAAAAAATCACCACGATGACTGTATTATGGGAATTTCTATGGCAATCTATGTTGCGGAAAAATCTTTTCAATCTTTAACTAAAGTTGTTAATCATACTAAAGCAATGTTAAACTCATGGGCAACAACTGTTACGGAAAATAAAAACTCTTCTGAATTCTTTAATCCTATGGTACCTCAAATGGGTAGAGAAAGTCGACAATTTAATTCTGGACCTTCTAAAAGGGATTATCAAGAATATGGGTGGTTATTTGGTGGTAAATAACTATTTATATTATTAAAGAAACGAGTTAAAATTATACCATGAGCGAACAAAATCTGACCGTTTGGCAACGTTTGTCCAAAACGTTTGGTCCAAATTCTTTACTGAATCAAGATTATCCTACTTTCAAATTTGATAAGAAGGAGTTGTTACGTACAACAAGTCGAGACGAATACGAGAAAGAAAAACTACAAGCACAACAAACATTTTATTTATCAGGTCAATGGGCAAAAGTTGAGAATAACATGTATTCTCAAGCAATGTATTATGAGCCAACAAGACTTTCAGCTCAGTATGATTATGAATCAATGGAGTATACTCCTGAAATTTCTGCTGCTTTGGACATATATGCTGAAGAATCTACAACAACAAATGAAGATGGTTTTATATTACAAATTTACTCAGAGTCAAAACGTATTAAATCTGTATTGGCGGATTTATTCAATAATTCGTTGGACATCAACACTAACTTACCAATGTGGACAAGAAACACTTGTAAGTACGGTGATAACTTTATTTATTTAAAACTTGACCCTGAAAAAGGAATTGTTGGGTGTCAACAATTACCAACAATTGAAATTGAAAGACATGAGGCGGGAGCAAGCGCTAAAATCACGGTTAATGTTGAAAAACCTGAAAAGCCAAAAGCGTTAGAATTTACTTGGAAGAATAAGAATATGACATTTCAGTCATGGGAAATTGCTCACTTTAGATTATTGGGTGACGATAGAAAACTTCCTTATGGTACTTCAATGTTAGAAAAAGCAAGAAGAATTTGGAAGCAACTTTTATTATCAGAAGATGCGATGTTGATTTATCGTACATCAAGAGCTCCTGAAAGAAGAATGTTCAAAGTATTCGTTGGAAACATGAATGACGATGATGTTGAAGCATATGTACAACGTGTTGCCAATAAATTCAAGAGAGAACAAATTGTTGATAGTAAGACAGGTAATGTAGATATGAGATTCAACCAAATGGCGGTTGACCAAGATTATTTTATTCCTGTGAGAGACCCAGCAGCACCAGACCCAATTACAACATTGCCAGGTGCCACTAACCTATCTGAAATTGCGGATATTGAATATATTCAAAAGAAATTATTAACAGCTCTTCGTGTACCTAAGGCTTTCTTAGGATTTGAAGAAGTGGTTGGTGATGGTAAAAATTTATCATTACAAGATATTAGATTTGCTCGTACAATTAATAGAATCCAAAAGAGCATGATTCAAGAATTGAATAAGATAGCAATTGTTCACTTATTCTTATTAGGTTTTGAGGATGAACTTTCAAACTTCACATTAGGTTTGACAAACCCATCGACTCAAGCTGATTTATTAAAGATTGATGTATGGAAAGAAAAAGTTCTTCTTTATAAAGATTTGGTTGCCGACCCAGGAAATGGTATTCAGGCAACTTCATCTACATGGGCTAAGAAACATATCTTTGGTTGGTCCGATGAAGAAATTAGATTGGA